CTTTGTTAAGGTTGTCATCGGAAAAATCCCTACTAGGGACTGCGAAATATTGTTGACTGTGATCTTTGTGTACCCACGTCATCCAATTCCTACCTGTTACATTCCCTTCTGGGTCTCTGCTCGTTACAAAAGAATCAAAGGCAGCACTTACACGTACTCCCTCTCCTCTGTAAGACTTTACAGCGTGCGATATATTAGGGGGGAATAGAGTGAACTGTCCATAGACATTAGGTATATCTACCTTCTCACCGTCTAGAATATATGTAGTAGCAGTAGGTATCTCAGCACCCAAAAATATGTTACCACATACTGACTGTTTCTTTTCAGGCCAATCATCTGGTACCCCGAAATGCCTGTGAGGGTATACCTTTCTGTCCATTCTGAGGATGTTTCCCCAAGACTTCATTGCTACCTCTTCATCAGGTTTCAAAGACAAATATTCACCTACGATCTCCTGTATAAATGGGAACCCTTGCTTGTTCCAGACCTCCTCATCTCTAGTGAGATTATAGAAATTCATTCTACCCGTAATAGTATCCTCTGGATAATTGTGTGTAGGTGATCCTAATCCTAGGATAGTTCCTTCACAATCCAGCAATGCCTGACGTAGATTGTCAGCAATCTTACGAGGACACTGGTACTGTTTTATATGGTAGTCACTTAGTTTCAAAGTTAATTCTCCGAATCTTCCGTTGTCTACGGGTCTCCTGAAACTGTTTGTCATCATCTGAGAGGACACCGTTATCACTGGAGCTGTATCTATCTTGAGATACTACCTCAACTAAGTTAAGGTCTTCACCAGTAAAAGTATTACCCGTAATGGATGTCATATTAGGACAACCACAACATTTCGTTTCTATTGTATAGCTAGTCAGTTCTTTTTCGCAAACTTTACATCGAATTGTAATCATTTGAATAAAAAATTAAATGGACATTTCTTTTCTTCTACATCGTCCTTAATCATACTCCAAGATTTAAACGGTAACCAAGACTTAACAGCGTGGTTCAGTTTAAACAATCTCCTAACCTCATCAGGTGGTTTAATGGTTGGTGACCTCTCCATCTTGTACAGATTATCTTTACCACCACGAAAACGTAAACAGTATAGTGGTGTCCCACGTGGAACATCAACATTCTCAGACCAACAACGGTAAGCACCATTAATTGACCGATACCATCTACCTAAAGGGAACTCTGCGGTGATAAGTTCCAACCCAGTTTTATGATGTAAGTCAGGAAATGGTACCATTTCTGTCCACAGATTCTTGTTTTGTTTCTGTGGCCACACCATAATACTTTGTGCCCATTGTATAACAAGGTAGTCCTTATAAGGATACTTCTTACGACCTTGGTTGAATTCACCAGAGTCATATGTCCCTATAGTACCTTCTTGTATGTGGATGAAGTCTAGATGCTTGTTCCTATCAAAGGATGTATCGTATACGAGACCATCTTTCTTCTGCCACTTGAATGAGATATCAAGTTGATTAAAGACTACATATGTATTTCCCCAATAATGCTGCCAAGCAGGACACTTCCAATAGCTATGGTCCTTATGCTCCTTCTTAGCATACTCTATATATGAAACAGGTTTAATATAATACTCAGGTATATGCAGAGGATGATTTAAATCAGTCTGATCCTCACCGTGAGTGCCAGAGATAGTCTGATAGCTAGGATGGTAAAATAGTTTAGTCATTTAAAAGGACACTCATCTTTACTAATAAGATTCCAAGATACTTTCTTAACCCACTGCTTCAATGCAGCGTGTTGGTTAGATCTTATCTTCACTTCTTCAGGTGGTTCGGGTTCGTTCCATCTCTGTAGGTTGTACATATTATTCTTAGCACCCTTGAAACGCATAACATATAAAGGGTCACCACGTTTAATAGTAAACTTAGTTGCGTGTGCTTTGAACGCAGGATTCGCTGCCTTATACCATCTACTAAAAGGATACTCCACACTAATAAATTCAAGTCCTGTCTTGTGGAACAGTGCTGGATATGCAGATAGTTCTAACCAGACGTTTCTATTCTTGTTAGGTAACCACATAAACAATAGTTGTGGCATTTGAAATACCAAGTTACCTTCATAAGGACACCCTATCCGTGCAGAATCCCATCCGTATCCCTTACCTATGAGTTTACCTTCATTGATTAAGATGTGATCTCTGAAGTTCTGTGCAGGGAATGATGTCTTAGTTACTTGTCCAGTCTCTTTATTCCATTCTACTTCTAAATCTAACTGAGAGAATACCACCCAACTGTTGTTCCAATAACTCTTCCAAGCAGGACAGTCCCAATAGGTATGACCCTCGTGCTGTTCCTTCTCGTATTCTAATACACGTTGAGGTGGTATCCATATACCCTCCATATGAAGAGGATGATCCCATATATTCTTTGGCTTTGTACCCTGCTCTTCAGAGTAGTTCTCTACAAAACCAACTGGTAGATGATAGCAAGGGGAATAATAAACTTTCATTATACTCTGGCAGATCCATACATCCTCAAGTCTAGGTTAGGATCTGTAATCAATTCGTACTTAAGGGCAAATGTAAATCGAACGTGATTCCTAAAAGGTGTTGCTCTATGCCAGAGTTTACCATCAAATAACATTGCTCTATTAGCCAACGGTAAACTACCGTGAATGTAAGAATCATTATCCAATAGAAATTCTGTCCAACCTCCCTCTTGTCTCTCATATTCTAAATGTGGATAGTATAGCATAGTATATGCTTCTAGTCCATCTATATCTCCTGCATCCACGTGGAATAGTGGTTGCTCATAAGGCATAAAACAATTAATGTATAACCTTACGAGTTCAAAATCTTTTATCTTTGGGAAACTTAACCTAGCTTGTTCATCAAACTTCTTATAGATAGGTTCAGTTTCTTTGCAGTTTACAGTAAGGCCAGTGGGTCTAGTGGGATCGTTATCAAACTCACCCCACTTTGCCTGACCCCTATTCATCGCATAACTATATGCTTTCTGATGTAAATTAGGCTCAAGAAAATCATCAACAATTTCAATGTCAGGATTCACTTCTTGCCTTTCTTAGGTGGTTGTGCTACAGGTGCTTGCTTGTTGTTCCAAAGCTTTGGATTTGCTAGACCTCCTGCTTGCGAGAACTTAATAAAGTCCTTCTTGTACTTGTCGTAGTAATAGTCGAACAAATGTACTGTGCTATCAGCGATAGCAATATCGTATGTGATCTTATCCTCTAGTTTGTACTCAACCAGATAAGCAGTGTAAGGGAGTTTCTTATTTTCCCCTGCTGCCTTGTCACATTTCTCTGCAATAATTTTCACGGTCATTCCCACAGTTCGGTTTGTAATTCTCCAGATTCAGCATCGTGAGAGAGAGTCATAATTTCACACTCCTCTTCATCGATCCATTCAGCATACTCTGCCATTAAAGCAAGACATCCTTCAGGATCTCCTGACTTAGACAAATGGTCTAAACGGGATATAACCCATTGATGTATTTGTTCTAGCGATTCATCCAGAGTTAGAGTGGGTCTGATTCTTGTCATAATAGTCCTTACGGTAGTACCTGCCTAGAATATTGCTATTATAGTATGCTGGAGTCCCATCTGTCAAGGACTCTGTGAGAACATTGTGGGCAAACAGTTGTCTGGTCTCTTCAAAGTTGGTCTTACCAACAGTGGAATGTAAGGAGAGGATCTCTCTAGAGAAATGTTCCCTTCCAAATTCTCTAACATCTTCTGTAAGCTCTGGGCAACTGCCGTAGTATTTTTTCCAGTTACTTTCAGACGTAACCCGTCTACCTCCACTTCTAGGCTTTCGTTTCTGGACAAAGTACTTCCTCCCGATGTACTGCCTACCGTTCTGAAGATTTGTAATGCGGTAGACGAAACCGAACTCACCGTTAATGTCGTCAGAAGTAAAAGTTGAACCTTTATAGGTCCAGGGGTTTTCATAATCTGTTTCACCAGTTGATTCCATTTCATAATTTTAAATTCTCTTATCAATATTTAGTATCGTACGGTAGAGGTGCATTGTATTCTTAAACACCATATCCATAGACTCTTCGTCGTGTTGTTCTATAGCATTAAGGTAGTCCAACCACCTTAATGAAGTCCTTAAGGGTTCTTCCCACTCAAGTCCTCCCATAAAGAGCATCCTTCTATCTCCTGTACCTGGTCTTCCCTTGGTAGTACAGAAGATATATGCTATTTCCTCAGCTTCTTCACCTATATTTTTCTTTACAATATCACGGGTAATAGTGAGACCTGTGTTAAAAAATTCAGTCCCATAGATAGCGTGAAAGAGACCTGCACGTTGCTCGTGTTCAGGTCTCCCGTGTGATTTTAATAGTTCGTAAACCCCTACCAAATGATCGTAAAGATTTCTGGTATCGTGGGGTATATTCTTAGTCCCTAGGCGGTCTAAGAAATGTATTTCCTTCTTCATTATGTGGTGGCCGTCCTAAGGACTTGTAATCAAGTTGTGTTTTGAGAAACAAGACCTCCTGCTTGAGCGTCTGTAACTCATTCTCTAGGATGTCGATGTGTTCTTGGTAAACAATGTTCATTTCTTGAAGTCTAAGGTTCTCTTGCTCAAGTTCCCAGTCCATCAGTCCCACCAGGGGTCTGGTATTTCTTGATTGACTGTTCCCATTCCTTCATACTGCTCTGGCAGTCTGGTGGTTCGGGATCCTTGATACCCTTTTTCCTTTTCCAATCGTTGTGCATAGCTCCCATCATCCAACTTTGAGCTAGGGACTTCGGTCCATTTTCGAAAAGTTCTGTCTGGTACTTGCCGTGCACTTTCATTCCCAGGTACTCCTGTCGCCAATCTTCGGACTGTTCTTGTCCTGTATCTTGGGTCATAGTTGAAAACCTGCGAAAGTATCCTTCTTAACATCCTGATTAATTCCTCCTATGAGATAAGATTCAACCTCAGTTTCCTGAGGTGCTACCTGTAATCCCTTAGAGGAGATCCAGTGTTGTGTCCAAGGTAAAGGGTTGTTCCTTAAGGGTACATCATAAATTGGTTCAAACCCTAAGGCGTGCATTCTTTTGTTTGCTATCCACTCAACGTATTGGGATAGTAATCGATCGTTCAATCCTAAGATAGAACCATCCTGGAATAAGTATCTAGCCCATTCTTTCTCTTCTTCTACACATTCCTTGAACATATTTATAGTTTCTTCCCTTTCTTCTTCAATAATCTCCATCATTTCTGGGTCGTCCCCTTCTTGCCACTTTTTAATAATGTGTTGAGTGAGGACAAGATGCTGATTTTCGTCTCTGGCGATGAAAGAGATAATTTTAGCGGATCCTTCCATAAGTTTGAGTTCCGCAAATGCGAAAGAGCACGCAAACGAGACATAAAATCGAACCCCTTCGAGGATGTTGACATTGGCTACAGCACGGTAAAGTTTTCTTTTTAGATCTTTGCTAGTCCAAGTTGACGATGGAGATCCCTTCCATCCTGGTTTCCACCAGTTACTTTGTCCCCACTCTGCAGCTGCGTTGAGGAAATCATCGTATGCTTTAGTGACAGACTTAGCCCTGTCAAGAATTTTTTCGTTATCTACTATGTGATCCAGTACTTCAGACGGATCTGGATACACATTCTTTATTATATAGGTATAGGAACGACTGTGAATCATCTCCATACACTCCCAAATCGTCATCGCTGACTCAAGTTCGGGTAAAGAACAGTAAGGACCAAAAGCCATACCTGGACCACGACCTTGTACACTATCCAAGAGGATTTGGTACTTAAGATTGCTAGTAAAGATATGCTTTTGGGTGTCAGATAACGTTTGATAATCTGACCTGTCCTTCTGGAGTGATACCTCTTCAGGTCTCCAGAAATAACTAAGCATTTGCTGTGTTAATTTTTCAAAGACAGGATACTTCTGCTTGTCATAACGTTGCACTCCCAGTGGGGCACCAAAGAACATAGGTTGTTTGGTCGCATCAACATCAGTTGAGTTGAATACGGTCATTCCTTCAGGCATACTAGATTGTGCAACTGTCACAGGACTCTTCGGATAAGTTTTCAATTTCATCTAAGATATCCTCGGTAGGAATGTCATCTTTCCAACCAACAGGGTGTGCAGGTTCATCATAGTCTTGCTTATTATCATATGTATTCTGATAATAAGAAGTCTTCCAACCA